CCACCACCACTTAACGAACCCGCCCTTATTCATCAGCGCGTCCTTGAACACGCTGTAGAATATGCCTATCGCGTCATTGTCCTGCTTGATGATGTAATTCAGGTAGTCGGTCGCCTGTTCGCTCATCGCCATGTCGTTCGCGGTGCGCGGCACGAACTGAACCACCTTCTCCGAGCCGAAGAAGACGCGCATCATGGAGGGCAGCACGGCCTGTACGGAATCGCGTACATCGCGGCTGACAACCTGGGAACGGCCATCGACCTCGTTGCCGAACGGGTCGCCACGGTAATACTTAGTCGATTCTGCCCTAGTCGGGCTGATATCGTCGTCTATGTATTGGATCGCGTCTGAGATGTAGTTGCCGACCACTGCTTGCAGGTCAGCTTCACTCATCCCAACGCCAGCTTCGGTTTCAGCTTCGTCTATGTAGGCCAATATCTCAGCTTCCCGAAAAGTTTATGTTGCGCCCTGTGAGGGGCAGGGGCCGAAGCCCCCACCCCACCAGGGTTCAATCGTCTAGGGGCAGACCCCTTGGGGAAGTAGGATGCCCTCTCCTTCCTCTCTCGCACGGTCTTAACGCTCGGCAGAGATGAGCATCTCTCTGGCACCCCAAGCAACCGTGCTTCTCGTTCCTGCTTCCTGTCCCCTTCTTAACTGCTCTGGTCGCGTCAGGACTTGTCAGGGCCGGACTGAGTACCCGGTTGGACTGACTGGCGCGTACCTCTCGGCGGTGCAACTCCCCCGCTCCTGGCTCCTCAGATGTATCCTACACCCCCACACTAAAAAGGCGAGCCTAGGGGCACCATTCGCGGCCCTGTAGAGCGGCGAACCGTAAGGCTGTGGGAATTTAAGTTAGCCCATAGGACCACCATCCCACCGGGCTACCCCCCTAGACTACCCCCACCAAGTTCCTTCTAATCTTACCCATACTTCTACCCGCTCGTCCACCCATAGCGGTCCCGGCCTCTGACGCGAACGTCAAAACAAAGGCGTCTGCGCTGTCAGGTGATGCGACCCCCCTGCGCTTGAGATCGGCTTTCGATTCGATCTTCACTCTGCCGCTAGATGTATAGGTGTAGCGCACAGTAGTCAATTCTGTTTTCAACAATTCATCCCTGGGCAACCGCACATCACGGCCTTCTAGCCAGCTTTTCGCCTTATACCAGAGTTCGGCGCGAAGGTTCAGATAGTGGTGGCCCATCGCCGGACTTTCGCTGACGTTGATCGCGTAGGCTGGCAATTCAAGCTCACGCAGCCTGTCTGCTACACCAGCGCCCAACCCGATAGCGTCCACGAATATCTCGGTCGGTTTTTCTTCGCTGGCGTCATATTCGGCCTTAATCGCTCCGGTCAGTTGCATTGTATCGAGGTTGCGCCACAATCGGATCGGTTCCGTGATCGCGTTACCTTTTCGCTTGCAAAGCGCAGACGCATCAGCCCCAAACCGGGCCACATCGACGCCCCAGATCGTGGGTCCAAATTGGGTCGGCACTATGTCGCGGCTGATCGCGTCTGCGACGAGTTCTTGGGGGATAACCGTATCGTCATCGCCCTTGGGAAATTCTCCAAGCACCCGAACCCGGTAGGTGTTCGACTCCTCACCGTAGCGCAGTCGGCATTCTTCGATGTATTCGTCAGATACGCGCCCAGACTTCTCGCACGATATGTGGAAAGTTTTCCACCGATCAGCGAGTTTGTGGAAAGTATCGTAGAAATAGCCGGTACTTCTGATGGGGTTCCCGGCCAGTACCATCGTGGCGTGATGTGCTGACATTGAGCCGCCAGCAGATTCATAGACCTGTTCGGGTACGCCGCTGGCTTCGTCGCAGATCAAAAGAACGTGGTCGGCGTGGACGCCTTGCAACGCATCCGGCTGCTCCGCACGGCTGGTCTTCGCAGATATGAAGTTGCGTTCCGGGTCAGCGAGTAGCTCTATCCGGTCGGATTTGACGTTGAACAAGTCGCGGAACGCCGCTGGTGACTGCTTTAGCCATGATTTCGCTTCGGGCAGTAGGGCATCATGTAACTGCGCTGCCGTTGGGGCGGTGATCACTACTTTTGCGTGGTAATGTGTGCCAATCCACCAAAGAGCGAGCCAGCTAAGAACGCTCGTCTTGCCTACGCCGTGGCCTGACCGGATGCTGATACCGCGATTCCCTGCCGCTACCGCAGCCATCACATCAGACTGCCACGCATCCGGTTCAGCGCCGAGTATCCCTTCCACGAACAGGGCCGGATCTGCCCGCATCTCTTCGATGGACGCTTCGTAGTTCACTACACATCCCTGGTGCTGCTGTGTTTCACGTTCATGTTCAGCGCCGCCAGGTGTTTCTTCGCGTGGGCCGGGGTGCTGTGCACCTTGAGCGTGACCCAGCCCTTGGGTCTACTCACCTCGACCGTCTTGCCCTTCACCCTATAAGGCATTGTTTTCCCGTTGGCCTGGAGCTCTACAATCGCCATGCACGGCCCGCCAGCTTTCTCTCACGTTGTCGTAATCCTGACGGATAACGTCACCGGCCTCTATCAACTTGTTGCAATTATGGCAGGAGCCCGTGTGTCGCGCCCTCATCTAAGACCCCACCTCACCATACCCCACCACCTCGCTCCAGCGGATGGAAGTCGCCCGCAGATACCCCGAGCAGTCGATCCAGTCGCCTACCGTATTCTCGGTCGTTACCATCGATTGGTCGCCCACACTGCCGTGGCCGTATGTATCGTCGCAGTATTTGACCTTGATCCACTCGCCATCCCAACTGACCACCTCATCGAACCAGATCACCGACCCATCTCGTAGCTTAAGCCAGCGCGGCCAGGAATCGTTGGCGCGTATCGGGCATCCAGCCTCTTCCAGTGTTCTTGTCCTTGCTCTCCAAAACATAGCTACATCCTCTTCCTCACCTCGACCGCCTTGCCCTTCACCCTATAAGGCATTCATCATCTCTCGTCGTTGCGTATCGATTCCAGTTAGGGCGCGTAGCCCACCAGCATTCTCGAGAGCAGAACCGCCGCCTAGCCCAGCGGCCCCATGTCTCAATCTTTGGTTTCGCGTAAGTATCACCACAGCATTCACACAAGCGGGTAACTTCCACGCTATAGAGCATTCATCACTTCTTCAGCGACGGGAACTTCTTCTCGACCGCTCGCCTGACCTTCGCCTTCTCACCGTCAGTGCCGTGGGCCGCAACCATCGAGAGCGCCATGCGGGCGTGGCTGAGATCGGGGATCGGGTAGGCTCGCTGCCGTGGAAGCGCGAACGAGGAGTCCTTCATCCGCTTGCGTGTCTTGGTGGTGAGCTTCGCCATCAGCGACCGCCACGCAACAAACGCCTTTGCTCTGCCTCCGTCATCTGTGCGCCCATAGACTTACGCAGACGCTGACGCTCCTGTTCCGTCACCTGGGCACCCACTAGGTCACGCAAGCCAGCACCCGCTGCCGCACCCAACCCCTCGTTCATTCGTGCCCGTTCGCGATCAGTGGTCTGTGCGCCCGCCACATCGACATCACCGAACCGTGCCTGACCGGCTGTCGTGGGACGCTGACGCATACCCAGCAACTTCTTGAGTTTCCCGTTCTTCCCGTTCATCACAAATGCCTCCGTTCGTCGTCCCCTGGACTACACGCTATCTGCGTAGACCATAACTTGATCATGGCCCTTATGCTACCAACCGCTCAAATAGCTTATGCCGTCCCTCAACAACTTCAACTGACCGAGCGACAGATCGCCAGTGTGTTCGTCAAGCACCTGTCGTGCGTGTTTCGTCCAATCCATGCCGTCAAGAGCATACTGCTGGTCCACGTTCGAGGTGTCGAACCAGGGCGTGGCCGCTCTGCTCACTAGCCAAAGCGTGGCGTCGATGCGGTTTCGTGTGTTCCCGCGCCTACCGTCTGATGACGGACGAAGCTCACGCATATCCTTGACGGCCGTCACGATCATCGCAGAGGCAAGGGCGACGGCAGGGCGCGGGCCAACCCTGTCCAGAACTGAGCCGCCATCACCCCCACCCATAGGTTGTTTCTTGTTTAACTTGTTTACTATTGTTCTGGATCTGTTCATAGCTCGGTGTTTTTTTTAGAAAAAATGGCACAACCAAGCCGTTTACTGCACGTTTTCAAGTGTTCTTTGCTTTTCGGGGTCTGTTCGGGTGGGGGACAGCCCCAAACGCTTGCGCTGCCAAGGCAATAACTTGACGCCTTCCGCGTCCAGCCAGGCACCAACAGACGCAGCATCCAACACGGACACGGACGGGACACGGGACAGGCCGTCCCCTGTCACGCTGTCAACACCGTCCAGGCGCTTCTCGGCCTCATCAATCAAGGCTTGCATCAGTATCCCCTGGATACGCAAATCGTCTATCTCCTCACAGGCTCGCTCCATATCCCTGCGAACCGGATCGCCTACATGATAGAACCGTAACCGGCCCCGTAACTGCTCCACTATGTCCACACCGTTGACCGCCATACAAAGCCTCCACTCATATTGAGCGAATTGAGGATGTTCCCACTCGCTCTGGCAATATAGCAGATTTTTTTTGGATTGGGATTATGTCGTGTCGCGATGTGTGTCGCCCTGCTAAGGCCCTGCCCCCCCCCGGTCGTCGAGGGGGGGGGTAGTCGGAAGCCCCCGAGCCCCCGCCCGAGCCCCCGCCTGAGCCTGAGCCGAGCCCGAGCCCGAACCCGAACCCGAGCCGGTTCCGGTTCCGAGTCCCACGGGGGTGCGTAGGGTGTGGGGCGGTCCCACCCACCCACCCCGCGAGCCCCCCCCCGCTGCGCACACCCGAACGGACCTCACCCTCACCTCTTGCCGTATGTATGATACGGGTGTACACTCCCTCACATGGAAAAGCACACCACCACACAAGGAGCCACCACATGAGACACCCTACCGCGACAATCACTCTAGAGATCTCCCTACCCGGCGACTCAGTCACCGTAGAGGTCTCCGCCACCACCGACCTAGAGGAGCCGTTCTACGGCTACTGCACGGACACGGGTGAGCGCCTCTACTTCCCCACCCCGTGGGCGCTAGACATAGAGGTGGCCTAATGCGAGCCCACCGCAATCTCCACAGCCTCACCCGTCCCGACCGCTATGACCCGTGGACTTGGTACGACGGGGCTAGGGTATCGGGAAACCGAAAAACTGCCCAGTCCCTAACCTTGCGGGGCTGCACATTCAAGCACCCGAGCGGGAAAAAGGCCGAGGTTACTTGGGCGGGGGGTAAGCGTTCCGTTTACGCATGGACAACCGCCGACAGAATTACGGTCGGCGTCCCCACCGAGCTTCCCGCCGACGCCGTGCGGGTCCGGCTGAACCCCACCCGAGCCGTGGTCGTCTATCTTCTGAGCGACGGCAGCGCCTGGGCGGTGACACCATGACACCCGAGCGCCGCACCGAACTCTTCACCCGCACGGGTCGCCCCCGCCATAACACAGTGGAAGTCTGGACGGGGGCGAGTCGTATTGAGGGCTCACCGTTGGTGGTCTTGGTAACTGGGCTCAAGGGCTCAAGCAACAGTAAGACCGGCGACATGGTGCAATCGTACATCCTACGGGCTGACATGGACCCGCTACGGGCACTCCGGACGGGCTCAGATACCGCCATGTGTGGCGGGTGCGTCCATAAGGCCGAAGCCCACGATGGCACGACCTGGAGCGGTCGGTCGTGCTACGTTCGCGTTGACACGGCCCCGTTGGGGATCTATCGCGCATGGGATCGGGGCAACGTGCCACGGGTGACCCGATCCGAGTTGTCCGAATTGACCCGAAGTCGCCCCGTGCGGCTCGGCACATACGGTGACCCCGCTAGCGTCCCGCTTGCCATATGGGACGCCTACACCGCCCACTCCACTATGTGGACGGGCTACACCCATCAGAGCGCCAACAAGCGCCTCCGGGACGTTCTCAAGTATTGCCAAATAAGCGCCGACTCTCAAGGTGACGCACTGGCCGCAAGGGCAAGCGGTATCGGTTCCTTTAGGGTCCTGGCGCAAGGGGAAAGCGCCCTGCCCTTTGAAATGGTTTGTCCGGCTTCCGAGGAGGCTGGTAAGGTCGCAACGTGCGCCACTTGCAAGGCTTGCAGTGGGCTCGACGGCGCCAACGTAGTGATTCAGAGCCACGGCATAGGCAAGGGGCACCACAACCCCACCACCCGCCGTGCGCTAATCCTACCCGTGCTAAATCCGGCACGGGTCCACCACCACCACCAGATAGGACGGTAAACAATGGCAAAATCTGCCTACATTATCCGCATCGAATTGCCAGACGGTAGTATCAGGTCGTACCGCTACCCGAACACGGCTAACACTTGGGTACTGGCTGGAGAAAAGCAGAAGCTGGCCGATGAGTTTGGGGTGCCCCTGGACGATGTCACGGTACACATACCGGGACACGGCGCAATCCTCTAAACGGCTGGCGCGGGTTCGAATCCCGCGCTAGGCCCATGCAGTACGAACGGGCAACGGTGCCCACACCACCACCACCGAGGAC